ATCGCCCACACATGCGGTGATAATTTCATCATCGTATGCACGCTTCATCGCCTTGCCTTGGGCGATAGCGATGTTGCTGTTGGGGTCTACCAACATCTGTACGATATCTTCCTGTTCGGTTGAGTCGCCAGTGTGGTAAGTGACAGGAATCGACTTACGCCGAGACCAAGGATAGTCCTGCTCGGGCGTAGGCGCGAGACGTGAAGTCTTTTGCACCGCTTCCTGAGTGCCCAACCGTTCCCAGTTGTGGCCTTCGGACTTTACAGAGCGTTCCATCGTCCAAGGACGGAATCGGGTTACGCCCTGCTGGGCCAGGAATCGTACGGTTGATTCGTACGTCTGGATAAATACCGCTTCTACTGATGTACCCATGACGGATACCTCCAAAAAATTAATGAAAGGTCGTCAGGTACTCCACATGGGCCTGTTTAAACGAGGTTTTGTATGGGCTGTTACCAGTGCTCCGAACCTCAGATACCCGAACACTACGCCGCCTTCTCGGGATTTGCAAGCCTATGTAGCTTGACCAACTTGTCCTGCAAGTCTTTATAGCGTGGGTCGGTATTACGCATATTGGTCAGGTCTTTCAAAACTACAGGTATCTGCTCACGCGCTTCTGACGGAACCATAATCGGGTCGCTGGTGCCCTTCTCTTTGCTGATAGGCGTCACGTCACCCTTAAACACACTGGCAATATCCAGAAACCACTTCATGGTGTCCAATGGCAATTGCCCATCGTTCAGCAGAGTGCGTAGCGCCTCGGGCGCATCGGACTTGTCCATCCAGCCGCGAATAAGGTCTTCACGTTCGATCAGGGCATCGCCCCAGTCGTCTTTGACCTTCTTGCGCTGCTCAACCATATCGCTGGCGGACGCGCTATTAGCGTCACGCTCTTGCTCTGCGATCTTGGTGGCGAACTTGCCAAACTGGGACGCGGTCATACCCGCCTCGAACGCGTACTCCCGTATCGAATTGCCGATGGTATCGTCCCACTCGAAGTCGTCCAGTGCGGGTAGCTTGTATTCTTCGTGCTTCTCAGGCTTACCCAACTTGATCAGAAGTTTGTTGATACCTTCCACATCGTCGTGGGCGGGCACGCGGGTAATGCCATCGACCTCCATAACCTTCGCGTAGAAGGCATTTTTGGTGTCGTCGTCTGCGTCGTTGGCGGGTATACGGATGCTGGTGCCAACCAACTGGGCAGCGTGTGCCAGCTTGCCTACAGCGTCTTCAAGGCTGTCGGCTTTACCAATAAACGGGGCGTCACGTAGGGATTCAGGTAATTCCTGTAGCCATGCGGCGGTTTCGTCACTCATAGGATTCTCCTCTGGATAAGCTGTAGATGTGTTTAAACGCGTCACGCAGACCCACGTTATACGCAGTCTTCTCGGGGGTTGCCCCGATCAGCGTGTACGCGTCCCACATAATTTCAATTTCTTCGAGAAGCAGTTGCCCATCGTCTGACCGTAACAATATCCGTATCAATTCCAGTTTTCTTTTTCGACTATCCGACTGAGGCAAGGGTCGGTCCTCCTGTTGCTATGCTGGGGTCACCCTGAGCAAGTTGCTGTGCTTGCCCAAGATTCTTCGCCGCTTCGGTCTCTGCTTGTGCGGCTTCTGCGGAAGCGGCGCGCTCGTTCTGTAGGCGCTGCTTCTCCATGTCCGCCTCGACATCCTCTACCGGACGCGTGTACGCCGTAGGCAGGTTCAGTTGTCGTGCGGCATCGCGGGCAATCGCGTCGTAGTCGGGCACAAGCAGGACTTTCTCTGCTTCCCCGCCCAGTGAGGCGATCAGTTGTAGCTGCGTCACCCACCGCTCGATAGAAGCGGACTGGTCGAACCGCATGGCGCGGGACAGCGGACCCACGTACTCGATGTCGTAGTCCTCCATTTCGATACCCGCCGGTAGCTCGGGCAGTTCACCGGCACGGTGCAGGAGGTTGAACGTCCGCTGAATCAGGGGGTCGAGCAGTTCTTCTTTCAGGCGGGACAGTATCTCGGAGAGCATTTTCTGCATCATTTCGTAGCGGACCTGTACTTCCGTAGCGGTCATGGCTGGAGACTCTTTGAGTTCCAACTGGTCGATGAAGAAGCACTCCCTGATGTCTATTTGCAGTCGCACGATGGTAGCTTCCACCGCATCGAAGCGAGCCGCAGACTCGAAGGCTTTGATCTGGTCCACGTCACGCACGACGTTCTGCATACCCGGGCCGAGGTCCAGCGTGTTGATCAGGGCACGTTCCTGCACCAGTAGGGCAGGGTCGATCACCTTTTCGCGGGCCGTCAGGTCCAGTTCTACCAGTTGGTTCAAAGTCAGTATATTGCCCATGGCCGCGCGCCCGGGTCCAAAGCCCCACATGGACTCATTCATGGGTTCCCAACGGGGCGTGTAGGCTGGCATTTCGTAGTAACCACCCTCGTCCATGATCAGATTGCCCTCTCTCAGCACGTAGAGCCACCCATAGGGTCGTTTGTCAGGGGGCAGGATGCGTGCCGTACCGGCGTCCTTACGAGGCCACACGATGAACAGAACCGTGACGGTCTGGTCCGTGCCGGTCGCCAGCATCGCCTTGACCTTGTCAGGCACCTTGTCGAGACCGAACTTGTCCACGATCTTGCTGGCGCGCCACTCCATCTTGCGATACAGCGAATAGCACTGGTCGTTGGCGTCTGGCTCGAAGTAGGCTTCTTTGAGGGGAATATGGGTGAACTGTAGACCCTTCCATGGCTCAGTAATGTCCGACTTGGGTTCTTGGGTGAGGACGGCGGTGCCGAAGGAGGTCAGGTTCTTGTAGGCCGAGGTAATGACCATGTTGAAGTTCGAGTCTTGTAGCTCGTCGAAGATACGCTTGCTGACCGCTTCCAGCCAGATAGATGCCTCGTAGTTCTTGTTCAGCTCAAGGTTGCGCCAGAGCATATCGAACCACTTGAACGCAGGGTTGGTCAGGCTACCATGCAGGGACGCGGCCAGCTTCTGGTGCGCCCGCATAGCGGTGGAGTCGTACATGTCGCGCTTGCGCCACTCAATGCCCTCTTCCCCTGAATTGGTGCGGAAGAACTTGCCACGACCCGGGGCGATGAACCGTTCGATCACTTGCCATTCAGACTGTATGACCTGTCGCTGGCTTTCCAACGCACCGAATACTTTAACGAGTCTGCGAACTTCTTCTTCTGAGGTTGCCATTAGTGTCTCCCGATTGCTCGTTTGGCCTGTGTAGCCTTGCCACGCGCCATTGACCGGTCCAGCATCCCGGGATACCACGCCTGTGCAGCGTAACGCATCATATCGGTAGAGTCTGAGGCAAAGTCATGGAGCGGAGTATCCTTGAATATCTGGTTTTTATCATCGTACTCCCGACGGTAACTGGAGAGCATGTCGAGAACGTGTATTGTGTTCTCGTTTTTGTTGACGTGCAAGACCTTCAAAAACGCCCGTAAGTTGTCGATACCGTCGGCGCGGTCACCCTTGGGTAGAACGTCGAAGTTTATACCAAGGTCCGTGGCTGTATCAACTATTTGCATGTTGTTGGTATATTCGCGTTTCTTGAGGTCGTGCGGCCCGAAGTGGTAGTGGAAGTTGTACTCTTTCCGCCACTCCTTGACGTGCCGGATGTAATACGGGAGACCCTTGTTCCGATCTTCGTAGGCGTCCATTAAGATGGGATATCCGGTCTCAGGGTGCGCCATGAAGATGCCGATAGCGGTCTTGTCCCGTATGCCAATGTCCCACGCGGTCATGGCGAACTTGCGTGGGTTGTTGGGGTAAGTGGTCAATCGGTTTTTCCTGATATCGGATACTTCCTCCGTGAAGAACGCGCCCTGCAACCCACCCTCCCAACTGACGTAATACTCCTGCTGGATAAGGCTTTCGTCCATACCGTCGGCGCGTTCTTCTTCGACAATCTCTTCGGTGATGATGGGCGTACCATCCTCTCGTACGGTCTGGTTGATGTCGCGCATTTCGCAATACCAGCGTTCGGGCGCTTTCTTGCCTGCATGGAAGAGTCGATGGAAGTGATTATGGCCTCGCGGAGTTGAGATAAATATCGCCCAACCGCCGTTCTCAGCCAGCATAGGCCGAATGTAAGACCACGCGAGCGGGTTGGCGATTGCGTACTCAGAAAAGACGACACCAACGGGGTTCGCTCCGACGAGGGAGTCGAAATTATCAGAACCGACGAGTTGTATGATTGAGCCGTTGATAAGCTCGATGTACATTTCGTCGTCGCGCTTTTTGACGCGGATTTCATGCGGGATTGCTTGGTCGAGGACTTTTCGTCCGTGTCGGTCGATGCCATTCCAGATCACCTTTCGAGCTTGGGTTGCGGTTGGGAGCATGTGCCAGTAGACGCCCGGGGTCTGCATAGCTCTTGTCACAAGGAAGTTTATGGCGAAGGAGTCCTTACCGGCGCGGCGATGCCAGCACAGTGCAGCTCTGCGGATACCCTCTTGCATTTTTTGCCATACGGGTAGCTGGTGCGCCATGGGCACCCATCCGTTGGGTAGCGTGACTGTGGTCAATCAGGAACCTCGACTGTGATTGATGTGAACTCGCCTTCTATCGTGTGGATGGCAGGTTTGTTGTCGTCGGGCAGGGCAGTCGGCTGGCGCGTGTTGTCAGCCAGTACGAACTGGTTGATGTGGACTGTCACGGAGCCGTCGCCATGGTCGTCACGCAGGTAGACGCCCTGCTGCTTGTTGAGCGTGTCCACTGCCTTGATTGATATGGAGGGCTGGCGCTTCTCTTCCCTGATGGCGATACGCCAGAGCAGGGAAGCGCGGGCGTCCATGGTCGGACCCTTGCGTATGTGGACCAAGCGGAGACGGCAAACCACGTACTGCTGCACGCGGGGGTCTTCGATGGTGCTCTTGATCGTGGTATGTGAGGTGCGCTGTTCTTTGATGATCTTCGGCTTGAGTACGCCACGCAGTAAAGCGTTGGCGATGTTGATACGCTTGGGACCAATGGTGCGGGACAGGGCGGCTATACGACTGGTCAACCGCGCACATTCTTGGTAGTGCGGGTCGTCCGGCTCGATCAAGTCAATAGACTCGTCCGTCAGGATATCCAACTCAAAGGGGTCTTGAGTTAATTCTGTCGAAGGAACTTGGGCCAAATCCATATCAGTCATGCTGTGAACATAGCACAGGGGCTGTGTACTTTAAAGGGTCGAGGGGTTGAGGGAAGGTTTTGTGGAATTTTGGGTGTGAACCTCCCGAGAGAGAGAGAGCCGGTGCCCGATGTTCGGGGGTGGGGGGTCCGGTTTCGTGTCACAGCAACTTTTTTTCGTCCGCTCACACAAACGCGTTTAAACGGCGCTCCCAAACAATTAACAGTACAAGTGCCAATACATGTCATGCCTCATGCGAATTCGTCGATCAATCTATTGGCATAGGCAGTGCCAATACACCATGGATATGGGGCTGTTTAACCGGTTTTCGGCGATGGGCCGATAGGGCTGTGCCGCAATACAATGGCTTGTAAGAGACTTAATCCATACCGATACCGCGCTATTGCTTCGACTAACGTTTAAACGCGAGACGCCTAGGGCGGTCTCTGTTGATATGTCACATACACTGCCAATACTTATTATTGGTGTTTTATGGTGTTTCTGCAAATGTCAATAGTCTTTGCGGCCAAAAATCGGCTTATTTCTGCGGCGCCACCACCATGATTTGTTCCGCACGCCCACGTTCCGCAGTGTTCTAAGACTATATAAAAGAGAAATACTATACTGTATATATATACAGTATAAAATAATAATAATAATAATAATAATAACTTATCTTTTTACGGAACACAGAACAGTGCCCTTCTATAACTAGACGCCGCGCGGGCCTCAAACAGTTCCGCAGAAACGCCGTATTCCGCGCAAACTGCCGGTAAATTGCAAATAACTGTTTA